AAACTCTTTGTTAATGGCGGTCGAAAGAATGCCATTCACATTTGAGGACCCCGAAATTGTGATGTAGTCACCCAGCACGGCACCGTGATTTATGTCGGTGATTGTGATGACATTCGAGGTGTTGGTTGTCGCGATTGGGTTATTACCCAGCGTCAAGCTTCTACGAAGAGGGGTGATATCAACGATGTCTGATGTGTTATCGACATAGAACTTGATGTTCGTCGGGCAGGCAAGATATTGAGTGCCGATCAAGCTCGACCAGTCATACAGCTTCCGGCACTTCCCAATAAGGGCTTCCTGACTGGCATAGATCCTTGTCCAGCCACCAATCTTCTCGGGCAAGCCATTTCTGAAGCGAATATAATCGGAGTCAAACCAACCACCGCTGTTTGCGTAGTTGGTTGAGTCTCTGTTAATACCCGGCTGTAATTTGATTTTGGCGAGCATTTAAATGCCCTTAAGAAAGGTTCTTCAGTTTGTAGAGGGTTTTGAGGTAGATGGCCACGATCTCATCAAGGATGTTTTCGAGTGCCGGGACACCATGACCGATCTTGGCGCGGTTGCGGGAGATCCAGTTGGCATCATCTGTGAGGCACTTGATGATCTCAACAGACTCATCCTTGCAGGACAGATCAACGTGACCAACGATGCCCTTCGAGCCCTGACAAGCCTCTACAAGCTTGTCGAGGGCGTCGATAAGGTCATCATAAAACGATCCAAGAGCCTTATGCTCAGCATAGGATTTCGTCTTCCAATGCGCGAGATGCGCTTGGTTGCGAGTCCGAAACACCATCGCGATAAGCTCTTCAATCATAGCTTTGCTGCCTCAATAAAGAACTGGTCAATCTCTTCGTCAGTAAGGCCCGTTATCCCAAGAAGTGAGTTGCTGCGGTAATAGTTATCCGCAGCAAAATCAATCTCTGCAAGGATGCGCTGCTCTGGCGTCCACGCGCCATTTGTCACCTGCGCGTCGAACACTGCCGCGATGGCCGTAGGAACCGCTGCCGTCTTCGTCATGTCAAGAGCTTCCTGCGCCGTAATCATATTCGCGGCAAGAAGTTGGAGGGCGCACTGGCGGCGAGTGATGGAGGATGGCGGTTTACGCAGGGAAGCGAGACGTGTCTCGCGGGCTGCTATTTCCTCCGCCGTCCATTCGTGGATTGTGGTTTCGCCTGTTACGACGTTGGTTATTGTTGTTTTGTAAGTCATATCGGCTATCCTTACTTATTGAATTCCGTAGACGAGAACGCTTCCTGCATCAAAAGAGGGATTAGATAACGCAATACTGATTTGTGTTGCAGCGGTCGTAATGGCTGTGTCTCCTGTGATACAACTTGATGCCAGATTTGCAGTACTTGTTGATACGTTCGATAAGCCGCCAAATATAGTGCCTATCGTTAGATCAATAAAAATCATGCCAGAAATAGTGTCACTAATTCCGCCTCCCGAGAAAACAACAATGTCGTCCGCTGTGGACGTTCCCAGCAAAATACTTACCGGGTTAAAATTACCCGATACGCCTCGAAAAACCAAACACAGCATATCGTAATTGGTTAAAGTAAGGCCGCTCAGAACCGCGCTGCCGCCGCTAGTAGTCGTGATGGTGCCGAGCAGCGTCATACCGCCAGTCGATACAGTAGCCCAAGTCGGAGCGGCATTTGCACCAGCAGTCTGAAGGAACTGTCCGCTTGTTCCAGCGGCAAGGCGTTCCCAGTTTGACGCGCCACGGTACAAAACATCTCCATGCGCCTGCGAGGCGGGAGACGGTACAGGGTTGCCTTCCACCGCAAGGACGCCTGCTGCGGAGCGGGATAAGGTCGTGTCGCTGACGGCTCCAAGTTCAATTGTTCCAGTGGTGAAGGTCTCTGTCGTGCCGTTAAGCACAACATTTTTCCCCTCAACAGCAATAACGCCAGCAGATACTCGCGTAATAGTTGTGTCTGTCGCATTACCGATGTTAACAGCGGTGAATTGAGGACTATCGCTAGTTCCGAGACCAAGGGTGGTGCGCTGAGCGGAGGCGTCCGCATCATCGATAAGAGCCGCACCAGCAACAGAGACCGTCACGTTCGAGGCAGAGATATCAAGCGTTCTATTTGATGTCGCGCCAGTGGTGAGTGTCAACACTGTATTAGATGTGAGGTTCGATCCAACGGCAATCGAAAGGATGTTCGAGCCATCACTATCTCTCACACTCAGGCTGGAAGCATTCGCCACAACCGAAACATTTGATAGAGATGAATTCGATACAGTGGCACCAGAGATGGAACCGCCAGTAATGCTCACTGCGTTCGCATTCTGAGCCGCCATACTCCCTGTGATCTGTCGGGCATCTGTGCCATCAACATAGAGGAAGTAGGTGGAGCCATTCGGGATCGTGACCCCAGTTTGGCCGCTAACCTTAAACACTACCGACTGCGAACCCGTGGTTGCATTCTTGACCACATAGAGCTTTTCAATCGCAGGGCAGATCACGTTACGAGTGCCCGTAAGAGCACCCGTGAGATTGATCACCATGTTACGGGACTGGTCTGCCGAGCCGTTGTTTGTTGTAAGTGTGGTGTCTGCGCCATCAGTTACGGTTACGGATATATAACCGCCGATAGCCTCTTCAAGAAGAGTGCCGAGGTTGGTATTGGTGGTGGAGCCCCATGTGCCCTGCTGTTCACCAGTGGTGATGAGTTCAAGGCGAAGGTTGGGGGAATAAGTTGATGCCATTTTATGTTACCACCGTAGTCCAATTCGGGGTTTGAGAATCCGCCACAGCAACCCAGTTTGGGACTTGAGTTGTGATAATTTCAGTCCAAACCATGTTTAAACAATCCTGATAATGGCGTACGAAGCATTCGCTGTTGGGAAGATAATTTCGAATGTGGCGCTGCTTACCGACTGATCAGAGCCAAAGGCCAGAGAAACAACGGATGCGTTCGCCGCATTTGCGTTGTAAATCAAGGCCCCGTTTGCCGTGAAGGTTGCTGCGGGCCAAGAGACAGTCTGGAATGTTGCATATGCAGTTGTGCCGGATGTTGTCGGGTCCACGTTTGTGAGTGTGGTGCCGCCAGCAGTGTAGCCAGCACCAGTGATTTCCCCCGCCGCAGTGTAGGCTGTTGTTTCTGCCCCGATAACAGCGGAAGATGTGTAGAGCGCAATCTTGAATGTATCGCCCCCGGCAGCACTGAAATTATGCTTGCCCTCAAGAAGTTGCTTCTTGAAACTGGTTGTTAGTGCCGTGGATATCATGTTACTTCACTAATTTGGAGTTATGCGGGGTTCTGAATTCCGATAAGTGTCGGAGCGGTTACGGCCTTCGCCAATAACCTTAAGAGCCTCGATGGCTTCTTTGTATCTTCCGGCATAGAGCGAAATAAGATCCGCTTCACCCTTCAGGTAAGAATAAGCCTCGAATAAACATCCATACAAAAGGGCGGTTTCGGCGTTCTCGCTCAGCCATGTGCCGGATGTTGCCTCCACAATCGACTGAGGCTCATAGAAGTAATGAAGCTCAACTTCGTAGTTCGAGTTCGGCGGAGGCCCAAGAAGGATCGTGTCGTTGTCGAAGAGAGAGTAGTAGCGCGGCACACCAGTGGTGGTTGTGGAAGGATAGGCTTCGCGCATAAACGCCACATCCTTTGGCAGGAGATATTCATAATTGCCGTTGTTATTCACAGCAATTGAATATGTGGCGAGGTAGTCTGTTGGCGTTGAGAGGTAGCGGTTGCCGCTTGATAATGTCCCCGTCACGTTCTTCTTCAGAACAGGGATCTGTACATCATAATAGATACGTTGCTCCGCCTGCCGAATGATTGTGTTCATATCGGCAGTAGGGATGCCATTGGCATCTGTCTGGAGATACCCGTAGATGGCGTCTACAAGCTGTGCGTAGGTGAAGGACATGTTAGCCCTGCTTCTCCGAGATCTTCAAACCCCGTGTGGCAGCGCCACCACCACGCATCTTGAGCGGCTTCTTCAGCACCTTCATATTGCCCACATTCACACCCCGCCTCATGCCATTCTCAACTGTGGCATCGGAGGGAAGCTTGAGCCGTGCGTTCTGCTTTGCCATTATACCATCTTCCCCTTGCTCTTACCGCGCTGAGCGCAGCCATTTGCCTTCACAAGGCCACCCTTGGCGAGAGCCATGCCAACGCCCTTGCGAGCAAGGCCACCGCCCTTCATGGTGCGCTTCATGCCAAGCTTATCCATAAACCTGCCACGCATCATGCCGCGAGGCCCCTTCGAATCAGGGCTCATGGGCGGGACAACGACACCACCCGGACCCTGAACAGGAACACCACCGCCGCCACGAACCCGACCACCCGGGCCACGAATCGGCATCGTTGTGTAGTCCGGGGCACCCTTAACAGGGAGAGAGGCCATACCGCCCATCTGCATACGCTTCATCTTCTTTTTCTTCTTCGGCACTTCAGTGACGGTGCCGGAACCAACATAGTCGCCAGACTTGGGCTCTGTGCGCTCAATAAGCGCCTTCATCTCTGAAGTGTCTTTCTTGCTGTAGCCAATGGGCTTCTTCTTATCCATTTTATTTCTTTCTTTCTTTACATCTCACCTGAGTAGGTGACTTGGCTCTTAACGCCGTTAATAACAAGAGAGATAATCCCAACCTGTCCTGTGGCGTAAACTGCGGGGTTTCCAACGGGGTTCCAGCCCCAAAGCTCTCGGCTCTCTACCTGAGCAGTGTCTGGGCGGGGATTAAGAAGCGCAATCGGGTCATTGATCGGAACGCGGCCAATGAAGTACTGCGGGTGGTCTTTGTCGAGGCAATAGGTGCAATTCTTGAGATTGGTGGCTCGACCAGCGACAATCTGAACTTTCAGTTCGTTGAGGTCGTAACGCTGCCCGCATTGGTCGCAAAACCCGAATGCCCGTTTACCTCTTGCGTAGGGAACACTCAATCAGAGGCCCTCCTTGTCATCCCCTTAACCCATCCATCTAAAATTTCATAATCGGGATCTACCATGTGGTTTTGTCGTCCGTTGGTTATCCAGATGCGGCCAAGAGTGTTTTTGTTTCCAATTTTTTTTGTTGAATTTGAAGCCCCGATCTTTACCTTGTGTTCTTCACTTATCGGAGGTAATTTTCTTCCGCGCAGAGATTTCGTGAGGTTTTCTATATGAGAATCAGAAAATTTGCGCCCCGAAAGAGCTTCGCTGATTTTTCTTTTGGCGTGATCTGGCATTTTGAAGCCACCACATCCGCCTCCGCCTTCAGTTAAGTTTACAATATCAATTCCCATTTTTCGAAGTCTTTTAATGAGACCCTTCTCAAGGTCGTATGCAATGCTCTCGGATGAGCACTCAAGACTTCCAACAAGAATTTGCTCACGCCCAAATTCCCGCACAATTGATTCATGATTTTTATTGTGCAACCGATTAACGCGCTTTACGCGAGGCTCCTTACCTTTACCAACATAGAAAGGCGTTCCGTCAGGCTTGCAATGTAGGTAAGCATAGAACGACATCAGAAACTATATCCAACAAATGGGGTGAATCTTACGCTGGACCTGTCTCTATCCTCATCAGCGGCCAATTGGAAGGCCTCGTCAGCGAGATCCTTTAGCATCGAAATGCGGTCCTGAGCCTCGGGACGCTTGAGCGCGATGTGATATGCTAGCCCCGCAGTTAAGGCGTTGTAGAACCGGAACGGCACCTGAATGGTCTGGCTGATTGGATTGGTCGCGTCATCAAGGCGCTTCATATACCAATAAGCCAGCGTGTATGGCGTGCTGGAGTCAGGAACAGGCCACAGCGTGATTTGCGGAGAGGATGTCGCGCGGTTCACATAGATCTGATACGGCCTGCCAGTCTGTTCCTTTGTGGGGATGTTGGCATAAGTCGATACAGAAATGCGGTTGAGCGAAATATCGGTGGGAATTCCCGCACTGCTTGTGCGCGTCACATGCTCGATATAATCCACAGCGTCAGCCGGGAGACCATCAGCGGTGGTGTAGGTTTTTTGGCCCGGTACAAGTGT